ATAGAAGATAAAATAAGAAATGGTATAGCTCTTTTATGGCCAGGTAAAAAATCAGCAATGGTCACAGAGATAATACCTTTTCCGCAAATGCTATCAATGAATATATTGGTGTTTGCAGGAAACTTTAAAGAATTTGAAGAAATGTTTAAACATATAGAAACATTTGCAAAAGAATCTGGCGTCAAACGATTATACGGTGGCGGCAGAAAAGGATGGATTAGAAAAGCAAAACACTTAGGCATAAAACAAGAAGTGTTATTAAGCAAAGATTTATAGGAGATAATATGCCACAAGCATTACCATACATAGCAACAGGGGCAACTGTTTACGGTGCTACTAGAGGTGGCGGCGGAACACAAACAGTACAACAAGAAGTTGACCCGCAAACACAAGCAAGATACGAAGATATTTATAGAAGAGCCAAAGGCGTAGCTCAACAACCATTTATACCTTATACAGGCCCAATGGTTGCTGGTTTTTCTCCAGACCAATTAAGACAGTTTCAAGCTACTAGAGGAATATTTGAATCTGGTATGGGTTTTGATCCTACCAAAAGTTTACAAACACTTGCACAAGAGCAAAGACCAACGGTTGCACCAGTAGGTTCTTTACTTACAGCTGATATAGGTGCTTATCAATCACCGTATCAACAACAAGTTATAGATGCAACTATGCAAGATATACAGCGACAAGCTGATATAGCAAGAACTGGCGCACAAGAAAGAGCAATCAGAGCAGGTGCTTTTGGTGGTTCACGTTCTGCAATATTAGAGTCTGAATCACAAAGACCTTTTGCAGAAGTTATGGCAAGAACAGCTGCTGAGCAAAGAGAAAGAGGTTACGGTCAAGCTTTAAGAGCTGCTGAATCTGATATTGCAAGACAACAACAAATGGCTCAGTTTGCACCACAATTTGAATTACAAGCAAGACAACAAGAAGCAGGTTTATTAGGCGGCTTGGCTGGACAACAGTTACAAGGTCTTGGTTTATTAGGCGGTATAGGCGCACAACAACAAGCACTACAACAAAGAGCTATAGATTCTCAAAGAGGCGAGTTTGCAAGAGCATTGGACTATCCGAGACAACAATTAGGATTATTACAAGGTGCTGTATTTGGTATGAGTCCAGGCACAACGCAGGCAACAGGATATAGTCCAAGTTCCGCTGAAAGGTTAGCTGCTGGCATAAATGCTTACCAAACATATCAACCATTCTTTAGTAATTTATTTTCACCAGCACAAACACAAACACCACAAGTAAATTTACCATCTACATTACCAGGTACAGGTGGCTACCCAATAGGATAAAAGTATGGCGATAAGAAATTTATTTCAAGGTTTGGGTCAAAGAGTAGGCAGAGGTTTAACAGCTGTTGGCGGTTATGATCCTATGCAACAAGTATCACCAGAAGAAGCTGCAAGACGTAGACAAGAAGGTTTAGCTGCTTTACAAAGAAGTTTAGGCAGGTCATCTGCTATATTATCTGGTGATCCTAGAAGATTGGCTTTGGCTGAACAGCAAGAGCAAAAGGCAAAACAAGATAGGTTGTTACAACAACTTGCGCAAGACCCAAGATATGCTGAACAAATTAAATTATTAAGAGCTGGTTTAGATCCAAGTATGTTCACTCCTAAAGTAACTAAAGGACCAGCATCTTACGAAGAATATATAAGAACAGATTCAACTCCAACAGAGGCAGAATATCTTGAATTTTTAAGAAAACAAAAAGAAGCAGGAGCAACTAAAATAGATTTAGGAAAACAAGAAGAAGAATATATAAAATCTTTAGCTAAATTAGGTGAAACAGATATTACAGAGTCCAGAAAAATTGCAGCTACAGGTAGAGAGTTGATACCAAGGCTACAAACAGCGCAAATTTTGTTACAAAACCCAGATTTTAAAACTGGTCCATTAACTGAAAAGTTTTTACCATTAAAGAAACTTTATAATGACTTAACTGGACAAGATCAAACAGAAGTAAGTGGACAAGAATTATTCCAGGCTCTTGCTAACTATACAGTACCAAGAATGAGGCCTCCTGGATCAGGTGCGACTTCAGACTTTGAAGCTAACTTATTTGCAACAGCAACTATAGGACTTGGAAACACAAGAGAATCTAATGAACTTTTAGTTGCAACCATGATACAACAAGCAAAAAGAGAGCAAGAATTATTAAATCTAAAAGAAAAATATTTCTTAGAAAATAAAGGTAATACAGTTGGTTTTGAGCAATATATAGCAGAAAATAATTTAATGCCCCCGTTATATAAACAAATTAATCTACAAAGCCAAGATATTGGCGAGCTTTACGATAAAGGTTTAATTAAAGATGGTGAGGCTTATATTGATATAACAACACCAGGCCTACCACAATTAACAGTTTTCAGAACTTCGGATTTTGAATAATGGCAAGTTATAAAGGAAAAAAATATACACCAAATAAATCTGTTGTAGATAAATCTAAAATAGGTGGTTTTAAAGACATTGTAAGATCCGCTTTAGGGCAAGGATTAGCTTTTGGTTTTGGTGATGAGGTTGAAGCTTTTGCTAGATCTTTAGCAAGTGATAAAGAATATGAAGATATAGTTAAAGAAATTCGCGCAGACATTGAATTGTTTAGAAAAGAAAAACCAGCATTAGCTTATGGTTCTGAAATAGCTGGAGGTCTTTTTACTGGTGGTTTGGGTGTTGGGAGAACGGCACTAGGAACAGCAGGAAGAAGTGCTTTAACTGGCGGAGCTTATGGCGTAGGAATGGCAGAAGGTCCAGTTGAAGAAAGACTAAAATCAGGTGCTGTTAGCGCAGGTTTATCTGGTGTAGCTGGTCCTGTTTTACAAAAAGTATTACCAACAAAAACTTCACAAGCAAAACAATTAATGGAAGAAGGTGTTGAGCTTACTCCAGGACAAGCAATGGGTGGTGCAGAGGGAAGTGTCATAGGAAAAGGTTTACAAAGATTAGAAGAAACTGCTACATCTATACCAATGTTAGGAACTGGTGAAGCTTTACAAAGATCAAAAGAAACTTTCAATATGGCTGTTTACAATAGAGCGTTAGATAAAATTGGTTATCAAATGCCTAAAAACATAAATATAGATGATGCGCCAAAAGTTTTTCAAAAAACCATATTAAACAGATTAAACCAAACTGTATCTAATTTAAAGGTTAAAAATATTCCAGAGTTACAACAAAAAATTAATAATGTTTTATTAGATAGCCCATTAACAAAAACAGAAATTAAAGGCATAAATGATAAGTTAAACAAAATGATTTATGAAAAAAGTAAAAGAAAAACTGTTAGCGGTCAATTAGCTGGCAAGGATCTACAAAAAGCAGACTCATACTTAAACAAGCAAGCTAGAAATTACTCTACAAGCACAGATGCAGCACAAAGAGAAATTGGTGATGTTTATTCTGATGTGTATGATGTTTTTTCAGATCATTTAATAAAAAACAACCCTCAATCAATAGTAAAAAATTATAAAAATGCAAAAAGTGCATACGGTGATTTATTAGCAATATCAAAAGCTGGAACAGTAGCAGCTGGAGATTCTGTATTTACACCAAAACAATTATTAAGACAGTCTAGAACTTTAGATCCAACATCTGCAAAAAGAAAAACATTTACTGGTGAAGGAAGATTACAAGATATAGGAAGGCTTGGTGAGCAAGTCATAGGTAGAGAAATACCAGAATCAGGAACAATACCTAGATTTTTAACATCTTCAGCAGCATTGGGCGGTCTTGGTTATGTCGATCCATTATCTGCAGCTATTTCAAGCATGGCTCTTGGATCTTATCAAAGCCCTGTAACACAAAGATTATTACTAGAATCTTTAAGTACAGGATCACAGGCAGCACAGAGAGCCGCTCCTTTAGTAACAACAGAACTTGCAAATCCATTAATAAAATAACCCTATGCCACGCCAATCTGAAAGAGTTGGCCGATCTGGAGAATACTTTGTAGCCTCGCTACTTTCTTTATATGCTGATACTGTGGTTATCGTTCCACATAGTGCAGAAGCAGACATTATCTTTGACGTTGACCATAAACTATATAAGTGCCAGGTTAAAACACAATCTAAAATACAAAACTGTAGAGTTTCATGGATATATGATTTCAGACGCGGTGCTTATACCAAAGATAGGTTTTATACAGAAGATGCTATAGATGTTTATGCTTTGGTTGCACTAAAACATCAATCAGTTCACTTTATGTTTTCACAAGGATTAAAACAGATAAGTTTTAAAGACGAAGAAGTACAAGCGTGGAATTCGCTAACTAATACTAAAAACCTATTTAAAGAGCTTCGATGTCAACAGACACCTTAGGTTCTTTATAATATTTAGCAGAATTCATACCTAATGATATTAGATATTCAGCCACTTCATGTGGGTTTTTCTGCTCACTCTTACAGAAGTTTTTAAATCTTTCTGCAAGATGTTTGTTTACATATATAGGTTTTCTTCCGTTTCTCTCTTTTAAGATTCGATCATCAAACTCATATAAGTTCATTTTTACCTCCTTGGTAAATCCCTACAACTCCTCATAATATTTAATCAATTCATTTAAATACCATTGGCACTTTTTCAAATCTTGGATATTTTCTTCTTTATCCTTATGTCTATATAAATATTTCCAAATATTACCTTCTAAATAAGCTGCATATCCTTTTGAACCCAGCCTATCTTTTATTAAACTTATACATTCCACAATTCCCTGGTAATGCTTTGGCTTGTTCACCATGTCTGGTTTTATATCAGTAACCTTGTTATTATTATCCTTACCAAGTTGATCCCATTCTTCTGGTCTTATATCGTCTATAGACATATTTCTACTCCTTTTTTTAAATTTGTTCTTGTAATTAAGTTCATATAAAGATATATTACAACAATTAAATACAAAAAGGGAGATTTAATGGCAAAAGAAAGAACATTTTTAGATACCAAACAACTCGCTCAAAGGTGGAGAAGATCACCTAGAACTGTTGAGGGTTGGCGCGCAAGAAAAATTGGACCTGACTATCTGGACTTAAATGGTAAAATTGTTTACGATTTAGATGAGATAGTAAGGGCCGAAGAGGAAGCAAGGGTATCACATGAAACACGCCAAACTTAGTCCGTCAGCCGCGGAAAAGTGGACCAATTGTCCAGGTATGCCTTCGCTTGCAGCAAAGGTTGATTACCAGGTTGGTTTACCAGCAGCTGTCGGTACTTTGATTCACAACATGACGGAGCAACTCTTAAAGGGATTCCTGGTTGATGTGACACTTGAAGATTATTGGCTTGGTAAAAAAGAATATGTAGAAGATTTTGAAATAACAGTTGACCAAGAGATGATTGATTGTGCAAAGATTTATGTAGATTATGTACAAGAACGAGCAAAAAGATTAAACGGCAAACTGTTAGTAGAACAAAAAGTCAGACTGCAAGAAATATCAGAAGATTTATACGGTTATGCAGATGCACTAATTATCACTCCACATAAAATGTGCGTGATAGATTTAAAGACAGGTAAATATCCTGTTAGTCCAGAACACAACAAACAAGCCATGATATATGCAATAGGTGCATTATCTCGTTATGGCAATGAAGATACTGAAGTAGAGATTACAATAGTCCAACCTCGCGCAACGTGGGGAGGCGGACCTATAAAGACTTGGACCACCACCGCTGAATTTCTGGTGGATTGGGCATACGATTTCTTACAGCCGTGCGTGGAAGCGTGCTTGGAAGAAAACCCTGTATTTGTTTATGGGGATCATTGTCGCTTTTGTAACGCAAGAGACATCTGCGATTTATATAAACAATATAATAAGGATAAATTATGAGTGAAGAAAATAAACCAGAAAACGAAGAACTTAAAATTAAGTTTGAAGAAAATGGTAAAGAGTATGTTGTCAACAATATGCCAGACAATGCAAAAGAATTATATATTCTATATCAAGAAGAAAGGCAAAACAGAGACAACTTTATTTTAAATGCTAATAAAAGTATTGATAAGTTAAACAGAATATTAACCTCTTACGAGGCTGATATGCGAAACATATTAGAATCAACAGAAGAAAAAAAGATTGAGGTATCTAAATGAGTTTAGCTGATATACGAAAAAAGTCTAAACAGAAACCACCAAGAATTATTGTTCATGGTGAAGCTGCTGTTGGTAAAACTTATTTAGCATCACAAACTAGAAACCCAATTATGTTAGACGTTGAAGATGGTCTAGGTAAGATTCAAATGGACCATATACCATGTAAAACATATTCTGATGTAATGAGTAATTTAGATGAACTAGCAAATGAAAAACATGAATATAAAACTGTTTGTGTTGAT